AGAAGAGCATATATGATTGTTGATAGAACTACACTTTCAGTAATGAGAGATCCATTCACTCAGGCAACATCAGGTAACGTAAGATACATTGCAAGAAGAAGAATTGGTGGACAGGTAATTTTACCTGAAGCTATTCAGATTCTACAATGTGGTGCGTAATATATAGGAGGATATAAAAATGCAAGATGGAAAATCAGGCATAGCAATTGACGAAAGTTTAAATGCTATCGTAAAAGACGCAGATACAAACTGTACTGCTATTGATTCTCAAGGCTTTTCTTCTGTAGTACACGTTGTAAACGTAGGTGCGCCAGGAATCACATTCAGTTCATCTAATAAAGTTGAAATTGAATTAGAACATTCTGACGACAATGCTACATTTACTGATGTAACATCTAATACAGATGTAACTGGAGGAACAGTTGATAGTTCAGGCATTTTCCAAACTATTGATGCTAATGGTGACTGTAATGCAGTCTATGCTATTGGTTATGTAGGTGGAAAAAGATACTCTAGAGTTGTATTAAACTTTAGTGGTACTCATGGTACAGGAACTGTCTTTGGAGTAGTTGGTGTTAAAGGAAGACCATTACATGGTCCAACTTCATCACAAGCGAATCAATAATAATAATTTGGTGTGGGGGAGAAATCCCCCATACTTTACAAAGGAGTAATTATGAAAAAAATTAAAAAATTTTTTAAGAAACTTTGGAAAAAGATAGTAAAGATTTATATTGGAGGATAAAATGAAAATTAAAATGAATAAAGATGTAGTAGGTGCAGTTGACAATGGTGGATCAACAATGCTTTACAAAGCAGGTGAAACTTACCAAATGAATACAAAATTAGAAATGGAAATGGCAACAGCATGGTGTAATGATGGTAGAGCAGAAAAAAGTGTTGGTGAAAAAGCAACAAAAGTTGTCAATGAAATGGAAAAAAAAAGTGAGAGCAAAGTAAAAAAAGCAATAAAAAAAGTATTAGGTAAAAAAAAGAAATAGGAGTAATAAATGATTTATTCAGTAGTAAATAATGTTTCACTAGCGATAGCAAGTTCAAGTGCTAGTACATCTGCATTGGTAGTTCCATCAGGATTAATAAGAATTGCATCTACAACAAATGCTCATTTTAGTATTACAAGTAGTGCTGGGACTGCAACAAATGCAGATATGGTTATTGGTGCAGGACAAGAAGCAGTATTTCAAGTAGATAATGGTTCTTTTGTAAATGCTATTAGAAGTAGTGCAGATGGTAGAATGAGTATTAGTTGTGTAAGAGTTGGAAATCCAGTAGGTGAGTAATTACAATGGCAGGTCTAACTATAACAACAGCTTGGTCTGAAACAGCTATAACTTTAGCAGAAGCAAAAACACACTTACGTTTAGAAGGTAGTGAAGATGATACTTATCTTAATAGTTTAATTTCTGCTTCACAATTTGCTGTTGAGAAATATACAGGTAGAGCAATTACAAACCAAACTTTAAAATTAAGTTTAGATGGTTTACCTTATGCAGAAGATGCAATATACTTACCTGAAGGGTTTTTTACTGCTCCTGATATAAATAGATCATTAAGTTATATTGTTTTGCCAAGACCACCTTTGGTATCAGTTACACATTTTAAATCTTTTGATGAAGATAATACAGCAACAACTTTTGCTACAAGTAATTATCATGTAGATACATCAAGTGAACCTGGTCGTTTAGCTTTAAAAAGAGGCAAAACATTTCCAAGTGCAAGTGATTTAAGAACTGTAAATGCTTATGAAATAACTTATGTTGCAGGTTATGGATCAAGTAGAGATGATGTACCAACACCAATAAAACAAGCAATAAAATTATTAGTAGCACATCTTTATGAAAATAGAGAAGCTGTTACAAAAGATAGTACAAATGCAATACCATATACAATTATGGGTATGCTTGATCCTTATAAAATAAAAAGATTGAATAGTGTATTAGGAGGGTAACATGCCAGGAGTTTCCCAAATAGGAAGATTAAGAAACAAAGTTACTTTTAAAACAACAACATTATCAGCAGATAGTCATGGTGGTTTTACAAAAGCAAACAATTCTTTTTTTACAGCTTTTGCAGAAATAAAGCCAAAGGTAGCACAGGATAGAGTACAAGGTGATCAACAAGTAAGTCCACAAAGGTTTGATGTAATTATAAGATATAGAGGTGATAAAACAGATTTAGATGAAAGTTATATTATGACTTTTGATTCTGTAAATTACAATATTGTTTCAATAGAAAACCCAAACTATTATGATAGATATTTAAAACTTGTTGTAGAAAAGGATGTGGCAATATAATGAATGTAAGAATTGATGTAACAGATTTTAAAAAGGTTACAGAACTTATGAAAAACCTTGAAGATAATGTTGGTAAACCTTTTACTGATGTTATTAAAGGTGGTGCACAAGAAATAAGAAATGAAGCAGTAAGAAGTATTCAACAAGATCCAAAAACTGGTATCATATATCAAAGGTACAATCCAAGAAGAAGACATCAAGCTTCTGCAAAAGGTGAATCACCTGCAAGTGATACAGGTTTTTTGGTAAGTCAAATAAAAGTTAAGACAGTAGGAGATGAGGCAACTGTGGAAAGCACAGCACCTTATTCTTCTTTTTTGGAATTTGGAACTACACAAATGGGTGAAAGACCTTTTATGCACCCAGCAACAATGAGAGCATTTCCAAAAATAACAAAAGCGATATTTAATAAAATAGTAAGATTAATTAAGGAGTCACAAGTAAAATGAGTGATCATAGTTTACAGCTCCAGAAAACAGTTTTTGATACTTTAGATGGTGATTCAAATTTGCAATCAAAAGTATCAGATGTCTTTAATTTTGTGCCACAAAATACAACATATCCTTATGTTCAAGTGGGAGATGATAGTATGGCTGATAATAGCACAAAAGATTTAGATGGAAATATACACTCTATTATGATACATACTTGGTCAAGATACAGAGGCGATAAAGAAGCTAAAGAGATTATGGCTAGGATATACGAATTGTTACATAATAGTAGTTTATCAGTATCAGGAGCCAGTCTTGTAAATGCAAGATTTGAAACTTCTGATATATTAAATGATCCTGATGGGATTACAAAACATGGTGTTCAAAGATTTCGTTTCGTTATCTATGACACATAAAATTATAGGAGGATAAAACAATGGCAGCAGGAAAAGGCAGTAGCTTTTTATTAAAAGATAATAGTACAGGTACACCAGCAACTATTGGTGGTTTAAGATCAACATCTATGACTATTAATGGTGAAATGGTTGATATTACAGACAAAGACGCAAACGCATTTATCACAAGTGGTAATGACAAAGCTAGAACACTACTACAAGGTGGTGGTGTTAGAAGTATGTCTATATCAGCAAGTGGTGTATTTACAGACTCATCAACAGAAAACATCTTAAGAGGTTTTGCTTTTGATGGAGCAATACAAAACTACGATCTAGTATTTTCTGATGGTTCAAAAATTTCAGGTGCTTTTCTAATTACAAGTTATGAAAGAGCAGGTGAATTTAATGGTGAAGAAACATATTCTGTTACTTTAGAATCATCTAATACAATAACTTACACGAATGCGTAATTATGACAATAAAGTGGACTAATGGTTGGGAAGTGATTAACTTTACAATAAATGACAATCAGTATCATGGTTTTATAAAAGTAACCAAAAAAGGTGAAATAACTATAGAAGCAAAAAGCGATATTGATTGTCGTCCACTTGATAAAGTTGTAGTCAATTCATATCAAAATCTCATAGTGCAAAAAATTACTATCATGCAAAGTAGAGCAGAAATTACTTGTATCAAAGATACAGGTGAACTTAAAAAAGCAATACAAACAAAAAGAAAGTTAAAAAAAGCACTAGGAGAAGATGATGACAACACACAATAAATACGCAGGAGAAATAAAAGGATCTCTTGGAGGACAAGAAAGAGTTTTCAAACTTACCTTTGAAAGACTTGTACATCTTGAAGACTCAACAGGTAAATCTGTTATGGAACTATCAAGAGCAATAACATCACAAACTTTTAAAACAATGGATATTGTTGAAATTGTTTATCAAGGATTGTTAGGTGCAGGAGGTAAATTTGAAAAAAATGCAATTGGTAAAATGGTTTTAGATGATGGACTTGTTGCTTCAGCAGGGATAGCATCTAATATTTTAGCAAGTTTATTTTTAACAAAAGATGAACTCAGCCCTTTAGTAGAGGGGGAGAATCAATCAAAGACGACAGATACCCAATCCAAAAATACCTAGAAGTAGCAACTGGTATTTTAGGATTCTCTCCTAAAACATTTTGGGGTATGACACAAACAGAATTTACATCTGCTTGTGAGGGTTATTTATCAAAACATGGAAAAGGAGGAACATCACAACCAGTAACTTCAAAAGAAATGAGAGAGTTAATGGAAAGATTCCCTGATTAATTATGGCAACACAAACAGCAACAGTAGAAGTTAAATTAACAGCTAATCAACAAAACCTTAAAAGAGGTTTAGATGGTGCACAAAGAAGTTTAAAAAATACTGCAAAAGCAGGTGCAAAAGCACAAAAAGATTTACAAAAAGGTGGTAAGGGTATTCAAGAATCTTTTAGACGTGCATCACAATCTATTGCAGCAATACAAGGTCCACTTGGTCCAGTAGCTGGTCGTATAACTTCTCTAGGTACAATAATTGGAAATGTTGGTCTTAAGGTTGCAGCAGTTACAGTTGGTATTGCAGCATTAACATTTGCAATCAGAGCAACTGTTGGTGTAATCAGTAGAGCAGAGCAACAATTTTTAAAACTAGAAGCAATACTTAAAGCCACAGGAAGTGCTGCAGGTTTAACACTTGAAGAAATAGAAGATTTATCAAGACAGATTGGTGTTGGTACTTTAGCATCTACACAAAAGGTTAGAGATGCTGCAGGTATCTTATTAACATTTAAATCTATAAGTGGTGATACATTTAAAACTGCATTAGAACTTACTCAAGATTTAGCAGAAGTTGGTTTTGGTGATGTCAAACAAGGTGCAATACAATTAGGTAAAGCACTTGAAGAACCTATCGTTGGATTAGGTGCATTACGTAGAGTTGGTGTCTCTTTTACAGAATCACAAAAAGAAGTAATTAAAGTTCTATCAATGACTGGTAGAAAAGCAGAAGCACAAGATATTATTTTACAAGCATTAAATGAACAAGTTGGTGGAGCAGGTAAAAAGGCGGCAGAGGGATTAGCAGGTGCAATTGATTCAGTTGTAGAGAAATTTACAATGTTCATTGAAGAATCAAAAGCAGGTAGAGCAATTGTAGATGCTTTGACTGTATCTTTAAATGCACTTGCAGGATTTTTTGGAGATTTTGAAAAATCAGTAGAAAGATTAAATACAGAAAATAAACTTGTTGAGTTTATAGAAGAAACTAAAAAGAAAATAGATGAATTAAATGCTAAAAACACATTTATTCTTGGTGTAGATGAAGTAGATACTGTTGGAGATGAAATCAACAGGTTAATGGGAGAAGTTGCTAAAGCAGAAGAAAAATTAGCGAAAATAAGAGCAGATCATGCAGAAAAGAAAAAGATTGCAGATGAGGGTTTGAAGAAAAGACAAGAAGCAGAAAAAAATGAATTAACAGATATAGAAAAAGTTGCAAAGAAAACTCTTAACAAACAAATCTTGATGCAAGAAAGATTAAGAGAAAATGTTGCAAAAACTACAAAAGAACAAAAACTTTTAAATGAGCAAAGAAAACTTGAGGACGCACTCAGAGCAAAACTTGGTGATAGTCCAATGGCTCAAAAAGAAATAAATAGATTAGTAGAAGAAAATACAGCTAATTTAGAAAGACAAATAGATTTAACAATGAAGTTTGAGAAAGTACAATTAGCAGTAAAATCTACAGTACAAATATTACAAACAGAATTTGATAATCTTTCACAAAATCTTGCAAAAGCATTTGTTACTGGACAAACAGAGGGATTAAAATTTAAAAATATTTTACAATCACTTGGACAACAATTAGTAAAAACAATATTAGATTTAGTTATATTTAATCAATTAAAAGCTGGTGTTGAAGTTATTGGTGGTAAAGTTGGTACTGCTGTATTAGGTAAATTATTTGGTGGTACTGGAAGAGCTCCTACAAATGTTAATGAATTATCAACTGGTGGTGCAGTATCAGGAAGTATGCCTAGATTAGTTGGAGAACGTGGTCCTGAGTTATTTGTACCAAATCAAGCAGGTAGAGTTATACCTAGTAGTTTAACACCTAATGCTATGGGTGGAGGTGGTTCTATCGTGGTAAATCAAAGTTTAAATTTTGCTACAGGAATACAAAACACAGTAAGGGCAGAAATAATTAGT